AGGAAAAATTGAATTATTACCAACCCAAATTGAAGGTATTAAACAGTGGAGAGAAAAGCCATTTGATTTATCAGACGCTGGAACAGGGAAGACATTCACCGCCTTAGGTGCCTACCTGCAAAGTGGCTGTAGTAAGCTATTAGTTATCTGTTTAGCCCCAAAAGTCAGTGACTTTGCAGAAGATGCTGCATTGATGGATATTGATATTACACCATTGAATTTAGGAACAAAGAAAAATAAAGAGTTATTAGCTGAATCAAATAAGGTAGCAATCAGTTTTGAATCTGTTTGGAGAATCACTGAATTATTGAAGTGGGTTGATGAAGATACTTTCATAATTGTGGATGAAGCACATAAAGTGGGTGTAACCAGTTCTAAGGTTACCAAGTTTGTAATGAAATTGACAAAGAAAACAAAATACGTTAGATTATTAACAGCAACCCCAGTGAGTAACGAAAAACTTGAAAATTATTATCCATTATTATTTATGCTTAATGTTTTTAGAAAGCCTAAAAAAGAATTTGAAGAACTATTTGTTATTAAGCAAATGCGCCAAATGGGTTCAATGCGCTTCATGCAAATTGTTGGTTATCAGAACGAGCATCTATTAAATGATATGATTAATAGTGTTGCGGTACGTTTCACACGTGATAAAGACTATTTCCCAGAAAATTATGTATTAAAGACTAAAAAGCCAGCAATGTACGCTAAATTAAAAAAGAACCGCATGTACAACGCTGATAACGGTGAAGTGATTGAATTAGATAATAGTAGTAAACTATTTAACGCAATGCGCTGTGTGTCACATGGTTTCTTATTAGGAATCAATAAACAGGTAAGCAAAGAACCATTTGAACGACTGAACCAGATTCTTGAAACACACAATGACGAACGAATAGTTATATTTTATAATTACAATGTAGAACTTGAAATGTTGAAACAAGTATTAGACAAGTTAAAACGTCCATATAGTCAATATAATGGCGCTAGCAAAGACTTAAAAGCATTTAAAGGTAAAGACAACGGTGTTGTGTTAGCACACTACAAATCCGCTTCTACAGGTATTAATGACTTTGTTATTGCTAATGTGACAATTTACAATTCAATGCCTTTAGAATCAATCAACTATGAACAATCAAAGGCACGCACAGACCGTTATGGTCAAACTAAGAAACCACTTTATTATCACATTGTACCTGAAACACCAACGGAAAAAAAGATTTTTGAAACAGTTACAAATGGTCAAGACTTTACTAATGAAATGATGGAGGATATATTAAAATGAATGAATTAAAAGAAGTAACAGTGAACTTTATGGCTGGTAAAGATAATAGAAATATCTTATTTACCAATGTTAAACGTGTAAATATCACACAACGTTTTTTAGAAGTTAGTTTTGGTGATTCAGAAACATTCACCTTAAAATTAGAAAATTTAGTATTTTATTCAATTAAATAGTTGACAACTACTATATCCTATGATATAGTAGGTACATAAGACAAGAGGAGGAATTAAAATGTATATTGTAAATATTATTGATTTTGAAGCTAGAACACTAGCTTACCAATCAGAGGTTTTCACTACCAAAGAGTTAGCAGAAAATTATATGGAGGAAGTGATGGAGAATATACATGGACTTGATGTGCTTATTATTGAAGTAAATAGTTATAATTTAGAAACAGCTAAGATTGTAGCATGTTCATAGGAGGAAACAATATGGAACTATTAAGACTTAAAAAGAATGGCAAATCACCGTTAGTTGCTGGTTCATTTAATGGTGAAGATAAAGTAGAAGTAAAGAAGTGGGTTGCAGAAGGTGGTAACTATGGTATTTTAACTGGTAAGTTATCAGGTATTGCAGTAATTGATATTGACACTCATAATGGTGTTAGTGGTGCTGATAACCTCAAAGAGTTTTGCGAAAAGTATGATATTGAGTTACCAGACACTAAAACAGTTATGACACCAAGTGGAGGGCTTCATCTGTATTACAACCTACCTGAAAAATATAATGATGTGCAATTCATTCAGAACCACAAGGAAGTTGAAGGTGTTGACTTCCAAACACATGGACGCTACATTGTTGGGTGGGGTTCAACTATTGATGGTGTAAAATATGAAGTTATTGACAATTCACCAATTGCAGACCTACCTGTAAAATGGTTTGATATTTTCACAGATAAAACAATTCAAAAGCAAAACAAAAAACGTGAACGCAAATGGACTGCAAACCTGTTAGGTGATATTATCGCTGGAAGTGATGAAGGAGGACGAAACAACTGGATAACGCAAATGATTGGCAAATTGTTCGCTACAGGCTTAGAACATGAAGAAGTATGGGTATGGTCACAATATGTAAACCAAATTGGGTGCAACCCACCACTTGATGGAACAGAGTTGAAACGCACCTATGATTCAGTTAAAAAACGAGAAGAACGGAGAATGGCAAAAGATGAATAACGCTCATATGTTTAGAAAATTGTTCCCAAATGGTTGGCTTATTGATGTAAAGCACAATCCAAATGGGTTTGGTGATATGTATAGTACAAATTATAACTATTCAGTAATGATGCAACATGTACCAAGTGGATTTGTTAGATTTGAAAATATTGAAACGGCGCAAGAAGTTTTTCAACTTATCGCAAAATATGCAAAATAAAAAAAAGCCAACTCATACGAGTTAGCCTAAGATAGCCTAGGGTAGGAGGAAGTACCCTTGCTATAAATATATTATATCATAAAATAAAAGTTTTGTGTTGACAAATAAACGTCAATATGATACAATTATAATTATAAAACATTAGGAGGAATTAATTATGAAATTACAAGATGGAATGGTAGTAAAACGCAAAGACAACGGTTTAAAAGGTGTAGCACATAAACTTCAAGGTGGTATGTGGAAAGTCAAATATCATGACGGAACACACACATATACTACAGAGAGTGCTTTTAAAAACCATTTTGTTATTCCTGAATTAGAAGTTAATTTTGAAGATTCAAAATGTGATGGTGTTGAAGCTGAACAAGAAGTAAACATGACCTATGATGAATACTTAAACCAGTCAGATGATGTTGTTACAAAACATTTAGAAAAGGAAGCTCATAAAACAATGGAATTGTTATTTGAAGAATATGAACCAACTAATGATTCAAAATGTGATGGTGTTGAACCTGATGTAGAAGTTTATTTTGAATCAGATTTGATTGACAATCAAATTCATTACACAGTTAACGGTATTCAACCAATTCAAATAATGAAAGCTAACATGACAAAAGAAGAATACCGTGGTTTCCTAGAAGGAAATATTCTAAAATACCCACTACGTTATAAACACAAAAATGGACTAGAGGACCTTAAAAAAGCAAAAACATACCTAACTTGGCTGATTGAAGATATTGAAGAAAGAGGGTTGTAATATGGAAAATGTAGAAGTGTTTAATAGACCAATTGGAAATTATAAAACTATACACCTTATCTGTAATGGTAACAAGCATGAATATATGGAAGTAACTAAATACCCAGATGGTGATATTATGGCTAGCATGGTATTATGCCACCCAGATAATGATATTATCTTAACAATTGAGCAATTAGAAAAATTAGTAGAGGAGTTAAAGGAATGATTGAAAAATTTGAACCATTGTTTGAACCGTACGACCGTTACGCAGTTTCAAATATTGGATATGTGATAGACCGTGACACAGGTTTAACAGTCTGGAACTCATATGATGACAACGGTAAACCATATGTAGTATTAGAAGGCTCACACAACAAGACACGTAAGTTTTTTATTGCTAACTTAGTAGCTGAATCATTTGTATTAAATAAAGACAATCTAGGTTACCTGTATTACAAAGACGGTGATGTTAACAACACACACTGTAACAATCTTGGGTGGGCTATTAACCCACAAGAAGGTAAACAACGTGTTGCACGTCCACTGCGCAAAAAAGTAGAGGATAAACGTCATAAATTAATCATTGAAATTAACAAATGTATTGACAAAGATAAATGGGATACTGCTAAACGACTTGGCAAAAAGTTATGGGAATTAGAAGGCAACCCATGGTCTGAACGCAATACACCATCACAGTATTAGGAGGAAGCAAATGTCATTCAAATGGAACGTACACTACACAGGTAGTAAAGGAAATTCAGTATCAATATATACTAATCAATTTAATATATTAGTTGATGCAGGTAAGCCTTACAAATTTATAGAGCCATTACTATATGAAAAACATTTTTTAATATTTACACATAGACACGGTGACCATTTCAAACCAGCTGTTTATAAGAAGATTCGCGAAAACTTTCCAAACATTAAAATTTTAGCCAATGAAGAGGTAAGTAACTTAATGTTTGAAAAAGCAAAAATTCCAGCTGATGTTGTATTTAGTGATAACTTTCAGTTTCAAATTGGTACAATGAAATTCACAACTATTCAGAACTATCATGGTGCTGGTGAAGAATTAGTTGACTGCCATGGTTTCATTATTGAAGATACAGAAACAAAAGAGGTCTTGTTATATGCTACTGATTTAAGCACTACAATAGATTACCAAGAATATTTAGATAAAAACGCTTTACAAGTTGATTACTTTCTGTTAGAATCTAATTACAATCCTTTAGTAATTGAATTTTATGAATCAACAAAAGCCCACACTGGTTTTGATATTTTTAGTAACGGTTCATATCGTCACTTAGCTTCAACTGAACATAAAGAATTTACAGAAAAGTATTGCAAACCAGATTCAATTGTGGTACCATTACACCAAAGCGAAACATATTCAACTTTTGAAGGACTAATCAAACGTACTAAAAAAGATGAAAATAAAATCACAATGGAGGACGTAGAAGCGTGGAAAAAGAAAAAGCAATCAACCTAACACAAACAGACTTTCTGAATATTATTGACATGATGAATACTTACATTATGAAAGTAGGGTTTTACAATGTAAGTGAACCATTTAAAGAAACAATCAAAAAGGTTATTGAAGCGGAGGAAAATTTTTATGAAGAATGAACAAATGAGTTATAAAATGTTACTAATGTTAGATTATGGGTATACTGTAAATGACCTACTAAACACATTAGAGGAACGAACGGACCTAATTAAAATGGGGTTCACATTTAACGAGATTTTCAAAGCTAAGTGGCTACGATTGAAAGCGGAGGACGAACGCAATGGAATTTGAAATTGCAATTAAAACCAACGGTGTTCAGTCAATAGAATTTGCAGACTATGAAAAAATACTAAATGACGCACAGAGGTTGGCTGATAAAATGAAAGAGCAAGAAGTTACAGAAGAAACAATCAAAGAGAATAAAAAGTTAGTAGCTACAATCAATAAACGAATTAGAGAGCTAGACACACAACGTAAACTAGTGAAAAGTGAAATCATGACACCTTATGACGAATTGAACCAGAAGATTCAGACTTTAAAAGATGTACTAAAGGAAGGTATAGAACATGTTAATGTACAAATTAAAACGTTCAACGAGCAAGAACAAAAAGAACGTACATTACAAATTGAAGAACTTTTCAATAAGTACCAAGCTTCATATAATGCGCCACAATGGCTATCTTTTGATAAGTTCATTGCAAAAAACAGAAGCTTAGTAACTAATAAAGCAACCTCACAAAAAACAATCACACAAGCAATTGTGATGTATTTTGAACTGTTTAAACAAGACTATTCAGACTTGAAAGAACAGGTAACAGACAAAGATGACCGCATGGCAATACTTATTGCATATTCAAGAAATGGTTTCAATATGAGTGAAGCTATTGAAGAATTTAAAGAAATGAAGTCAGAACGTGAACGACTTGAAAAGGAACAACAACGAGTAAGAGAAACAAAAGTTCCTGACATTGTAATTTTAACAGGAAATGAAGATAAAGTTGTTGACAAACCAGTTGAAGTGAGTTATACTTGTATTAAGGTTAAGACATCAGATTTAGCCAAACTTAAAAAATTAGGTATTGAATGGGAGGAAATTTAAATGACTGAATTACCAATGTGGAATGTACACACATTAGATGGAAAAACAGAAGCAATCGTTGTTCATGGGATTTCAGCGTATGTTAGCAGTTGGGTAGAGATTGATGAGGTAGGATACTATTTAGATAATTTTACAATTACTAAAAATGAAAATGAATACACCTTAAAAGGTACTGCACATGAACTAGGTGGTGACCTAATTAATATCTTCATTAATTACAATAAACGTTATATTATTTTAGGAAAATAAGGTACACAACTTAGGGAAAGTATGTTATACTATTTAAGTAGTAAAAAATAAAAACAAATTATTGGAGGAACTTTATTATGTCAGAAAAAACAAAATTAGTTATCGTGAGTGTAGAGGATACAGAAATCTCAACTAAATTACAAGTGGCAAAATTGGACTATTCAGAAATGTATGACGCAGTAGCGTACAAACAACAATACAACAAAGACACAGAAGAATGGGAAGATTCAAAAGAAGCAACTAAAAAATATAAAGAAGCATTAGAAGTTGCTGGTGGCTCATTTGAAGAAGATAACGAAATTGAATTATTTGTTGATGAAGAATCAGGTAAAGCATACTTTACAAAAGGGTCTGGCTTTATCAAAATTGAGAAACCACTAGTTAGCTTGAAGCGTATTAAGAAAGCACCAATTGTTGCGATTCAAGATTCACCTAAATGTCGTTCAGTAGTAATTGAGCATAAAGGTAAGCATTACGCATTTAACTTTAACACTGGTGTATGGTTAGAAAAGAAAAAACAATTCATTCCAAACAAAGCAAAAATTGCAAAAGCAAAAGTACGCTTCAATGAAGTGTTTGAAGATGTTGGTGTGGATTGGGACAATGCAAAAGAAAAAGCAATTGGAATGGTTGTTGATGTTACAGTTAATAAAAATCAATTAGACCCAACAAGCAACGTTGGTTGGTTAGAAGCTTTACCACTTGACCCAGAGGACCAACCAGAACAAAAACCAGTTGAAGGAGTTTATCACTCAATTGACATTACAGCTGATGATTTACCATTCTAAAATATTTAAAGAAAGTTGACCTAAATGGTTGACTTTCTTTTTTTCTCATGATATACTTACTTCATAAGATAAAGAGAGGAAGTAATACAAATGACAATCAAACAAATTCAAGAATACGCTAACCAATATGGAAACATAGTAACAGAACAAGAGATTAAACAATTTTTCGCAGAACACAACGGACAACCTAGCGCAATGGACTTAGCAATTTTCGTTGGCGCAATGAATGAAGATGGAACAAGAAATTAAAATAAGAGTAAGAGAGGTAATGAGAATGAAAAACACATTTAAAGTAGGGCAATATGTAGAACTTAAAAACGATAACCACAATGGTATTGGCAGCAAAGGTGATAAAGCATATATCTTAGCTAAAGCATTTAAGCCTATTGATGGTGTAGAGCTTATCTGTAGATTTGCAAATGGTGCTACAGAAGGTTTCTTACAACGTGAGTTGAAATTAGCAACAAAAACACTTGACAAAATCACACTAATAAAGTAAAATAAGAGTATAAACAAATTGGAGGAATTAAATATGAAATACGTAGGAAGTAAAAACAGATTAAGCAAGGAATTAGCACCAATCATTCAAAGTTACATTACAGATGATACAGTAGCATACATTGAACCATTTGTTGGCGGTGCTAATATGATTGACAAGATTGACCATCATAACAAAATAGGTAGTGATTTACACAAAGAATTAATTGAGTTATTGAAATACACTAGAGATAATTATGATAAATTACCAACAACATTTACAGAAGAAGAATACAATAAAGTTAAGCATAATAGACACAGTTACGAACCATGGTATGTTGGTTTAGTTGGTTTCTGTGGTGCTTTTGGGGCGACATACATGAGTGGTTTTGCTAGAGGTACTAAAGCAGACAAAGTAACACCTCGTGACATACCAGCTGAAGGTATTAGAAACCTTGTAAAACAAGCGCCAAAATTAAAAGGTATTGATTTTCAACACAAATCATTCTTAGACTATAATCCAAACGATTATAAAGGTTGTGTATTCTATCTTGACCCACCATATAGAGCAACATTCGGATATAGCACTGGTAAATTCCCATATAAAGAATTTGATAAATGGGTTGTAGAACTAGCAAAAAACAACACTGTATTAATAAGTGAATATGAAATGCCAGAAGATAGGTTTGAATGTATTTGGAGTAAAGAACATTTAGTAAATGTTAACAACAATGTAAAACACGGCAAAAACAAAAAAAGAGTTGAAAAATTATTTAAAGTACGTTAAAATAGTAGTATAAACAAATTGGAGGAATTAA